TCACCGAAGTCAGCATTCAACAAGCGGCTGTCTTCGTCACGCATAACTTCCATCATGATTGGGTCAATTACCAACCAGCGACCTTGTGAGTCTACTTGCTGTTGATCCAACAAACGGGCCATACGTGAAACCAACATAGCTGGTGAAATAGTAGCTGTTGGCAGTGCAGTAGCACCTGGCAAACGTGCGGCAACTGGAATTGAGTGATCAGCAGCACTTGTAGTAGTGATGTTACCGAAGTCACCTTTTTTCAGTTTGTTAGCTGCAAGCAGTTCGTCTGAACCAGCAGCAGTGTTTGCTTTAGTACCGTTTACAACGTTGTTTACGGTGTTGGCATTACCATGCAAAGCTGATTGCTTGTAGCCAGCCAAATAACCAAGAACTTCTTGGTCGTGCTGGTCAGCCAAACGATAAGCTGCACGATTGGTTGCAAGATCCATAAAATTGACGTGACTATGAGCCTCCTCGATGTCGTCCATTTTGAACGCAAAGTAGTTAGCTTTATCTACAACCAGTGAAAAATCTGCGTCAGCCAAATCTTGTGCTGCAACAGTTTCGCCACGAGTGTAAGCACTCACTGAAATTTCAGGTTCTTTAATGATACGCACTGTATCACCTTGATTAGCGATCTCTCCAAAATAATCAGAGTTAGTAATGTCGCCACATACAGTAGACTTGCGGAAAGCAAGTTGTACTTTTTTAGAGTAGATTACACTTGAAAAGTTTCCGTTTGGAAGGTTAGTGTATCCACTTGCGGATGCAAAAGCCATGATAAATCCTCCATGATATTTGGCTTAATAAATAAAACCCACACAAGGTGCTTAAGGTTAATCGAGTTATGTGTGAGTTTCGGGATACAAAGCTTAAACACCTATAAAGAGGCTGATTTTTTTTAGGGTGCGTATTGTATCCAGTCGGCCAACCAGATATTTAACGGGCCTATACTTAATCAGGTAGTTCTTATTTTGTTTAGACTTTATGTAGTAAGGTTTGGGAAAGGTTTATAGTATAAGAGGTAGTCTAAAAAGAGGCTCTTAAAACTATACGTACTTAGTTATATGTACAAGAAAGGATTTGTCAACACCTATCGTGCACTACCACTAAGATCATACACGAATTTCCCTGTTCGCATAGCCTTAGTAATTTCTGCTTCACGAGATTCAAACTCTCTGGCTGACATCTTAGCAACCTCTGACTCTCTAATCATGGAGCCAGCTTCAGTAGGATCAACTTTAGTTCTTGAACCTTTGCCAATAGTTTTGGCTGCTGCCTTAGTCTTAGCCTTTTTAGCTTGAGGAGTCTCTCCGCTATCAATCTTATAGAGATCAATCACTCTAACCACTGAGTCAGGATCGTCCATGTTTTCATATAAGGCATCACGCACCCATTTCGGTTGTGCTTCTGCCCAAGAGTGAAACTCGTCTGATTCTCTTAGCTTATCAAAGTCAGGATGAGATTCTCTAATCTTACTCTCAGCTGTCTTACGCTCTGCCTCATACTGTATTTCATCTAACTGAGACAACCTATCTTCAGCTTTCTTAAACATCTCTTGAGCTTTTTTAGCAGCGATAGTCTCAACGATACCAGCTACGTCAGGATATTCTTTAGCCCAATTCTCAATGTCTTCATCTGACTTTGGTGGAACGATAGACTCTTTACGCATTCTATCTTCAAAGCTACTAAACTTTTCTTCCCACTCTTTTTCTTTTTGCTGCATATGGCGGCGTAGGTCACCATAGCGTTTCTTAAAAGACTTTTCCTCAGAGCTTAGGTCTGAGTCATCTTCTTGTGCTTCAACTTCAATGTTGGCTTCTTCTTGTTGGGTATCACCCGTGGTCTGTACTTCGGTTGCCTCAAGTCCCTCGCCATCGGATTCCTCTTCGACGGTTTCACCTCTGGCCTCCGCTTCTAGTTTAGCAATCTCTTTTTCTTCGTCTTGTATACGTTTACGTTTAAGTTCGTAGTTATAACCTCGATCAACAAAACCTGCTGTCTTTGGGCTTTCTACTTGTGTTAGTTCAGGCATATCTTTCTCCTTATGTTGGGGCCAGCGGAATGCTGGGTAGCCTTATCTTTCTTTGGAATGCCTAGGGGTTTAACGTGATCCTAAGCCAGCACGTTTCATTTGGGGTTGTTCTGTATCTGGTTGTTGTACTGGGGCTGCTTCTACTGGAACATCCCTAGGAAAAAGACCTTGCATCTCAGGGAAGAGTTTACCTAAAGCATCTCCTATAGGTGTCTCAGGTACTCTTCTAAGAACTGATTTATCTTCCTCAGGTAAATTTAAAAACCTATTCAGAACTACTTCTTTGTATTCTTCAATACCTTCCATTACTTGATCCAATCTTTTTCTAGTCTATTAACCATTGCCTTGTAGGTAGTATAAGCGTTAGCAAGCATATCCTTTTTGATATACTCAACAGACTTATCAACCTGAGATCCAATCCAGTCCCAGTCTTTATGATCAGATGGAATAGATGCAACAATCTGAGGAGCTACTCTGTAATACTTTTCTACCTCTTCTGGTATACCTACTAAGTAAGTATCTCTAAAGTTTCTTAGGGTAGTCAATGTCGGTCCATTATCCGCTTCACCTCTACGTTCAACGATGGCTGTAGTTAGGAAGCAACTACCGCTATCTGAAGCCTCATTAGCATTGTCTGTATTAGAACTATCTCCAGCAGCCGACTCATTAGCCCGTCTGTTAGCTGTAGCTACGTAGTGATCTGTTAGGGCAGGGTTAGCCGCTAGAGATTCTTTTTCTCTATCTGACAAGTGATTAGTTACGTTAGCACTTGTGTTAGGATTAGTCTTATCTAGTCGAGTAGACTTGTCATTACTTGTAGAAGGTTTTGCAGCAGGCTTTGCTGCGGGTTTTGCTGCAGGCTTTGCTGCAGGCTTTGCTGTAGGCCTTGCCTTAGGTCTAACTGTTGTTGCCCCTGGTTTAAATACGTTTACTGTCTCACCCTTATCACTGGTTGAAGTTCCCACAAGAGTACCGCCTAAGTCTTCACCTCTGATTGGACCTTCTCTTACAATAGCACCGTCATCTCTAACAGTGGCACCCCTATACCCTGGGCTTTCTGATATAATGTACTCGTTGACGTTTTCTTTACCTTTATCACTTAAGTCTTCGAAGTAAATAACAGCATCATCAGGCGCATCTATACTTGTAGCAGCTTCAACAGCGTTATTAAATCTTCTAGTACCTTTAGCTACGTACTCGTCAAGTGTGTCAACAACCCCTGGGGCATTCTTAATAAAGTTGTCTATTTCAGTTTGGATAGCTGTAGCATCCTCGTCTTTACCTAAGAACTCAGCCATCTGTAGGTTTGCTTGGGCCTTAGAAACAGCAGTAAGTTGTCCTGCAGCATTAGCCATACCAAGACCAAGACCTAAGAATGGATTAATAGCAGAGGCTACAATTCCAGCGCCTTGAGGTATTTTAGTTGCATTTTCTAGTGCATCCTTAGCCCCTTGAAGAGGATCTTTTAGATTGACACCACTGTCCTCGTATAGAGCTTGAACACCTTCAGGAGTATTGGGATCTACCTTTGTTCTAATGTCTATGTCATCAGTTTGATCTTTGTCATCACTTGTTGCAACACCCTCAGTAGTTACCTCTGGTGCTGCCTCTTCTACACCAAAGTTAAGTTTAGTTCTGTTCTCTGGGGTATCTTCAAGGAACTCACCAAAGTCAGCTGGAACAGTACTAATCGGTCTACCATTCAAGATAAGGACGGATATTCTTCTGCCATCCTTGTGGATGTAAAAGGTTGTCTTCATACCACTTTCACCAGTAGGTGTCGCATCTGGTGTAGTAGTTGTCGTTGTTGAAACAGGAATAGCTGTTGTTGGAGCTTGTTCCATAGTTGTGTCTAATCCATAGATCTTATTTGGATCTGTAGCAGTCGGTGTGCTTACCTGTGGTACTTGAGGTGTAGTAGGTGGCGTTGGGGCTGCTGAGACAGGATTTCCGAATGGATCTAACTGCTGGCCTTTGTAAGTTGTTCCTACAGAAACACCTTCAGCTGCTTTAAGAGGTTCTTTGTACATCATAGCTTGCTGCTGGTACGGATCAGTAGGAGCCATCTGTTGACCTACCATACCACCCATAGCCATACCAGTCGGTTCTTCTGCTGACATAACTTCTTGAAGTAAAGCCATCTCGTCATCTGTTAGTTCATCATCATCTGGAATTGTCTCACCACCTATACGACCATTGACTTCCATCTGAGCAAGGTCAGTCTTAGCCTGAGAACGTAAGTCTTCGAAGAACTTAACACCATAGTATCGAGTAACGTCAGCAGGAACTACATACTCACCTTCGGACAGCATAGCTGGGATATCATCTCGTACTTCTTTAGGTGTTGATCCTGGTGGTACTTCATTCCCTGATACTGGATCAATTTCGTCTACGCCACCACCGAGAGCATAACCAGCACGGCTAGACTTAAACACTACATCCATTTGATCTTTCATTGCCATACCGCCTTCGTTAAATTTTTGCGCAGAACCCATGCCCTCTGGTGCTGATGCTGTAGCATCTACCTCAATATAGCCGTACAGTGGGTGTTCTTTCTTACCTACTCTAATAGTTCCTATTTGATCACCAAGTGTAACGTCACCTACTGTAGCAGGACGTAGATTTGGCTGAGGTACTTCTTCTTTAATTTTACCTGTCTTTTTATTTTTACGTTTAGCTTTTTGGGTAAGTCTATCCATTCTGACAGGACCAACAAACTGAGTGTCGAGTGTGTAGAAATGCTTACCGTCTTTACCTTTTGTTTCAACAGCAACAATAGGATGATCTAAGAAACGGTCACCCTCATCTGTTATCATTTTAAATCTTTCAGGCTGCAGTAGGTTAGTCCGAATTTCTGGTCCTGTATTACCAGTAGCAGCCTTATAGTTTGCCTTCATGTCAGCTATAGTTAAGGAAGGACCATCATAAAGGTTGGCACGGGCTACAGACTTATTGCTCTGCCCAAATGTTGTTTTCTTTTGAGAGGGGCGAGCAGATACAAATAAGTTTTCAAAGGTTTCATTGCTTACATCTTTAGGAGCACCCTTACCCATCATAATATAATTACCGAACTCAAGGTCTAACTCGATGTCAGCATCTTGAAGCATACCAACAAACCTATCCCCTTTGTAACCTTTCTTAGAGGGGTCAAAGAACTTACCAGGTCCAGGCACAATACTTCCAGCTGTTTCAGCAGACATAGCTCTCCCTAACCTAGGGTCTAAGTCAGCAGCCAAATCCTCTGAGGGACGAAGAATAGCTTCACCTGTTTTTTTAACTTCTTTGCTAGTAGACTTAACTGGAGTCATTACCTCTTCAAAGGTATCTTTCTTTCGGATAGAACCTACACCAAATGCAGAAGTAGTGCTTGTATCGATCTCATACTGAGAAGCTTTATTCTTTAGAGCCTTTAGTCCTTTAGATCCGAACTTAATTGCTAAACCACCAAGGGCTATCATAGCAGCCTCAGTTGCAGCAGACTTCCCAGCCTTATTTAATTCCTCTCGGATGTAGTCATAGTTACGTTCTTCTTCAGGTTTAGTGTACTCATCTATAACATTAACTATGTTACCCCCAGCCTCATAGAAAGGAACTAGAGTTTCACCTGCTTTATCTAGGCCTGCCATAAGTTCTTCTTCAGAAACATTTTCTTTTAGAAAGGAACCAAAGCCACTAAAATCAAACGCACCTTCTCCTCTAAAACCAGGTCTACGAGAAAAGGAACTAGTCTTCTTTAAGGGTGGCGTAGCTAGAGTAGTATCTTTCTTTTCAGTTTCAGTAGGGTTAATTGATGGAGCCGAAAAGTTTAAGTCACCCATCTGATTTGATAAACCAAAAGTATCTTCTGACACCATACCCCCTTCGTTGAAACCTAACTTAATTTTAATCTTATCTAAAAAGGATTCTTTATAAGAAGGTGCTTGAGGTGGCTCTCCTGACTCAGTAAGTATATCTTGAGCAGCTTCCATTAACTTTATATAAGGCTCATACTTTTTAACTAAAAATTTTGACCTGTCTTCGGGTTTCTTTTTTATTAATTTTTGAAACTCTTTTATTCTATTTAAATCTACTTTGTCTAAGTCAGAAGCAGGGTCTTCCCCTCTAAGAATAGAATTAGCTACATCATCAAACATCTCTGTAGTGCCTTCATGTGATTCTCCAGAAGCACCTATCAAAGCATTGAAAGCTCTCTTTCCGTATTTTTCTTGAAACTTTCTTTGACCAGCTAATGGCCCACCTGGGTCATTGTTTATTTCTTCAAAGATTCTATCAAAGCCTCTATGAGACATTTCATGTGACCAAGTACGGGGGTTAGCTGTATCAACGTCTGTTACAATAGAGTCAGGGGTTGTTGCTGAGGCAACCTCACTGGGAACACCCTCTGCTTTTAGCAATGAGGTAGCTCTTTTTTGGGATATACTAGACGGAACATAAAAGGCGTTATCCTTTATATCCAGACCAACTATTTTTTCTGAAAAACCTTCGGGTACTGTAAGGTTAGTTACTTTATCTCTTTCGTACCCCTTAAAACCTAAGCGAGCAATAGGATTCCAAGACATAGATGGATCAAACTCTGCCCTAGATTCTACGGTAGCTAGGCTGTATTGTCTTTCTGGATCACTGATTCTACGTCTAGGTGTTATAGACGTTTCAGGAGCAGAAGATTTCTTTTCCCCTAATCCCTTTGGTCTAGGTTTTGGTCTTAAGGATTTTTTAGGAGCCGCCATTTACTTTATCCCTCAAGCGAGTCAAAGATCGTAGAGCACGTACTTCACCTTGAAGTCTGTATAGTTCCTCTACTTCTGTTCGTTGTTCTAGCTGTTTGTAAGCAAACTGAATGCGAACCTCTAACTCTTCTAGCATCGCATCCCAAGAGTCTTTGTTATTAACTACTAACTTTAAGTTCATGCAGCACCTTGCTGCCCTGTATTACCTGAGAAGCCCTGTTCTCCTGGCTGAGGCGCTGTACCAGTTCCTATGTTACCACCCCCTGCTCCAGAAGTATCCTGTACTCTAGGGGCTGCTCCCGCTCCCTGAGGGCCACCCTGAGGTGAGGGTACACCTTGCTGAGGTTTTGCTTCAGGATTTTGAGCTTGGAACTCTTTTAGAAGTTCTGCTTGTAGTCTAGCATCAGCCATCGAGTTGACTACCTTATCGGGATCAAGATCCATAGACTTAGCAATCTCTCTGATAATGTAATCCATCTTAGAGAACGGAGCTAAAGTTGGATTCTGAGTAATCTGTAAGAACTGAAGTAAACGCTGGCTGCGAACTTCATTAGCCATTAAGCTTTCAGTACCTTGTGCTTTAACTTCTAAATCACCTTTAATCTCTTGATCAAAATCAAACTGCATATTAAAGTTAAAGAAAGCTTTACCCAATGGAGAAAGTAAGTAATCGTCTACGTTCTTAACCACATTACGAATAGAACCATTAGCAGCAGACATAAGCATACTAATACCGCTTGCAGTCCTACCAACACCGCTAACCCCTGTTTGACCATGTGCAAAAGACGGGAACCCTGTTGATTCATCTGCTAATACCCTCGCCTTATCGAAGAGTTGCATGTTCTCATTAGATACATTGGGAAACTTGGTCCCAAAGATTCCTTGACCAGGTGCCCCTCCCTGCCTCCTAAACACCTTGCCAGGGTACACGGAGAGGTCTTGCCCTGGGACGAGATTTGTCTCGTCAACCTCGATGATAAGATTGCCAGATAAGGCGGCATTGTCAACTGCCATTCTCATAAAGCCATTCATCAAAGTCTGCGTATCGTCCATATTCTCAGCAATACCTACACCAAAGAAGCTGTAAGGATTAACTTCGTAAGGTACAGCGTAGTAAGGAATGTAAGAAGGTGTAAATGGATTAAGAACTAAACGGAGAACCTGCCCATTGCAGATCCATACGTTTACAGAGACTTGATCCACATCTTCCATATCTTCTGGGATGTCTACGTTTTGATCCTTTAGAATCTCAGTATCCATGTAACCCCAGAACTCTAAGACTTCAAAGCGTTCACTGCGTGACTCCTGCTCATCATCGTCCATAGCTTGTTCCCACCACTCTTTAGTGTAGGATTCACCCATAGAGATTGCTGTATCAATAGAGTTTGTGCGGAAGAAAGGTCTGTTCTTAAGTGCTCTGAGTTGAGTGCGAGACATCTTGTGACGCTCGATGATATACTCTGCGTCATCCATGTTAGATGCATCAGGATCTGGATAGAAGTTCCATATAGAAACAGAGGAGCACTTAGGTACAGTCTTAATAAGAGGTGAGTAGTCTCCTTCTTCAGACCAGTTGGGGTACTCTTTGTCTACAGCAAACGGACCTTTCATAATGCCTGTACCAAACAGAGCACACTCAAAGGCTGCTGTACGTAGTTCTTTTCTAGCGTTTGATTCCTCTAGTTGATCATGGATCTTCTTCTCCATTTTCTTAGCGGAAATCATAGCTGGATGAAAAGTAATTTGAGTAGGTGACTCAGCTTCACCTTCCATAAGGTTTTCTTCTACGGGTGCTAGTTTTTCTTTTAGTCCAGCTAGTCTTTCTCTAAAATCTACAAGAGTTTCACCTGGCTCTAAGGTTGGAACGCCTTGATCCTCAGGGGCTTGTTGCTCATTCATTTTCTTAACAGAGTCTTCTGTCTCAAGACGAACAGCTTCTGTTACACCATCGGGTAAGATAGTGGGGTCAATACTAATAGGAAACTTGTTAGCTCCAAAAAGAACTTCTACAATCTGACCGTAAGCAGCTAGAACTTTAGTCTTTGTGACTTTAACAAACACTCTAGACTTTTCAGTAGAAGTAAACTGGACATCTGGTCCATACAGACCCCTGTAGTTTCTATAAGCTCTAATCCAGCGTTGCTCTTCTCCATTTCGAGCAGTCTCAGCTTTACTAAAACGTTGTTGGATATAACCTACAATAGTACCTACTAGAGGATCACTAGTATCATTCTCTTCGGTATCCTCAATGTAAGATACTTCAGCATCTTCCATATAGACTTCTTCAGCTAAGATGTCATCTTCTTCCATAAGTATTCCTTAATATCCAAACGTTGAGTCTGCTGCCTGAAAGCCTGTACGTTGTGAGCTAGAGTCAAAGTCAAACAAGTTACTTCTAGGTCTTGTCATAATCCCATACCGTAATGCATCGTATACGTGATCTTCTGCTTTTGTGTCTACATCTTCAGGGTTGTTTTTATCTATGGGCAAGGCGGGTAGTTGAGCTATCGTATTGTAGCAAGTACTAAAGAAAACTAATCGAGGCTCTTCAGTAAACTCATCTACCTGCAGTCTTCTGTGTAGTTCGTTTTTACCTGCTATACGAGAACCTTTAGATCTATCTGCTGGTCTCCACCTACAACCTTTAACTATCATTTGTTCAGCCAGTGATGGCCCAGTGTCACCACGCTTATGCCATAAAGAACTATCCAGAACACCATATCTTATTTTCTCATCTGATTCAAGGTCTAATACCATATCAGCTAAATCAGTTGCTAGTACTTTAGATACGTAAAGTTCCCGATAGACTATAAGCTGTTCATCTGGGGCAACAGCAAACCAAACAACAGCACTGTAAGATCCGTATCCGTAGTCAGCTGCTCTAAACCTAGGCCAGCTTTGAGGTATCTCATAAGGTTCTACCACATGTACTTTACGAGTAAATTCAGGAAAAGCGGCCCCTTCATTAATGTCCCAGTCTCCCTCAAGCAACTGCCTTCTTTGGTGCTCAGGCAGAGAGAGTAGGTTGGCTTCGTACATCCCGTCATCAGACAGGTAAGGATTATCAAACAAAGTCGCAGGGATAAACTTTCTCTTAAATAGAGGGTCACCTTCCCTGCTATGTCCTTTAGGCCAACAGATAGTTTCTCCATCTTGATCTGTAGCCCAAAATGCACGATTAGGAGTACCTGGATCAATAAAGGTTCTTTTAACCCATTGATGACCTGGACCCCCTGGGTTACTCGTAGCCCTCATGTATAAGGGTAACCCCGAAGCTTTTGTAGTACGTAGCCTTGAACGCATGTAATTCCAGGAATAGTCTGAAGGCCACTGCGTAAGTTCGTCGAAGCCAATCCAGTTAAAGGCCTGACCTTGGTATCTCATAACGTCATCGTCACGGTCTAGGTAAGACATCCAGAGAGTTGCACCACTAGGAGCTACCCAAGTCTTATCTCGTTCCATAAACTTAATACCTGGTATAGCCCTTGGGTATAGCTGCTTAGACACTGAGATAAGTTCTCTTAATTCTTCTGTGCTTCTCCGTACAATTAACATCCTAGCATTAGGGTTGTTTAAGTATCGCACTGGATCAGCTACTAGACTATACGACTTACCACCACCAGCGGCACCACCGTAAAGTACTTCTTGTTCTGTAGCAGCTAAGAAGTTTGTTTGAGGACCAGGGTTAGGCTCAAAGATAATATCTTGCTTAACTTGCTCTAAGTCTGCATCAGCTGGCTTCGGAACTGCTGGGGTCTGACTCACTGTCTCCAAAGATTCTTTTGGCAGCTCTACCACCAATTCTTTCTTTTTCGATTTTCTCCGCTTTCCTTGCCGCTTCTTTATACTTTTTGGCATACTTCCTATAGCTAGAGGAAGCTCGTCTGCGCTTTTCTTCGATCCTGACACGTTTGTCTAACCCTACATGTGATATATACCTACCTGACTGTTGAGATAACCACTTAGCTACTTGCCTTAGGCTGTACTCTCGTAGGAATAGTTTTGCTTTTTCTAAAAGTTCTAATTCTTCTGGTAAGGGTATTAGTAAATCAGGATCTTCTTCATCCTGTTTGTATCCAAAGGGTACATGTCTTCCAACTCGTATAATCGGATACCACTCTCCGCTTTCTCCTCGTAGTGGTATCTGCCAGTCTATCTTAGCTGGGTACTTTGCTTCAGACGCTCTAGCAGTTTTAATCTTCGGCATCACTATCTTTTGATGGTAAAATAAATAGAGGCTCGGATGCTTTAACCTCTATCTTGTCTGTCTTAGTAAAACCTGCTCGATCTAAAATGTCCTTAGCTGCTGTCATTTTTTCTTTGACACCTAGATCTGTTGGATCAGCCATTACACTAAACATAGTATACGCAGCCTTGGTGGATGACTGAGCAATAAATTTTTTAGTTCTCTCAACAATCTCATCTTCAATAGCTCCTACAACCTGTGCTGTAGCTACACCTTCGGCGTATCCTGCAAGCTTTTTAGCTTTAACAGGATCACCTCTGGCTTCATCAAACAGAACATCTAAGAACTTCTGTTGTTTTTCAGTTAGCTGTCTTGCCATAAACAAGTCCTTTGTAGTCTTACTGGTTTTGACCAAAGACCTTATTGTAAATCTCACCACGGGAAATACCCATATCGTGAAGGTCTTTGTCTTTGAGGTTCATAAGAACCCAGTAGTCTGCTCTACGTTGCTGATGCTCTTGAAAGCGTGTTAGTAAGTTTCTAAACATATTTCTAAATCTCCAGTTAATTTGTGCGTGTTGGCTAGGATACCAACTGGAGACTAGTTATATACGAATAGTTATATCATACTATAGATAAGATTGCAACCCCGTTATGCATTAACTGCGGTTCGGGTCAAAGTACTCTTCTACAGAAACAAGTACTTCCATAGTATTTGCAGTTTCACCATATACCATAATCTTATCACCTGAGTGTAAGTTAAAGTATCCACCATTAACTAGATTAACTACAGAGTGTCCTGCCATACTAAGTCCATTAGCTATATAATGATACTCGTTATCGTCGGCATGATAGAACTGTACAAACACTTTCTTAGTAGAAGTAGAACTATTACTAATGTGTAGATACCTAGTAATGGCA